GGAGAAACATTTCCGTCGGTGTCGGTGTATTGCACCTGCCACTGATATTCCGTTCGATTGACCAGGGTGTTCGGTGGAATTGTATATTGCGTTTGAACACTGCTGATCACGCCAGTATCAAGGACTACCGCCCCCGTGGCATTGTTGATGATCTTGACCTCGAAGGACTCCTGACCTACCGAAGAATCCGGAGATGAAAAAAGCCACGTTGCCGTGGCTGCCTGGGACGCATCGAAGTTTGATAATGAAAGTTGCGAAGGTGCATAAGGTGCCGTCAAATAGCTTCACCTCCTAACTAGCTTTATATCCTGTGACGTTTAATTGCAATTGAACGTTACTTGCATACCCACTATTCTCATTCCACGTTGTGGGCGCTGCCGTTGAAGAATTGACACCGAATAGAAATGGTGTTCCGGAGCTCAGATAACTGGTCACATCATCGCTGCGAGTAGAAACATTATGAGCACTTGGCGTCCATGTTCCGCCCCATGCAGCGGATGTGATATTGGTTGTCGCTCCTGGTGTAAACAGCCAACTTGATATGGCGGTTTGAGCCATATTCCCTTGATATACATTACTCCCGGATGCATAAAGCAGTTGTGCTTGTTGAATATTGGTCCAGGTATCATAACCGTCCCATGTGTAATGAAATGGCATTGCAGAAGCAGTCAAAGTCGCTTTCGTGACAACGAAATTATCCGGGATAACTCCTATTAGATAAACCATCTGATTAAAGGCGTCCTCGGTGGTTCCGTCACTTTGCCAGCCGGCCCATTCGTTGAACCCGAACGGCTGGAAGAATACCAATTCAGAAAGGACGCCAGAACTACCAATCATTGTTTGCCCATTCGGCAACGTAACAGGTTGCGTTACAATCCCACCGACACTCGGGACGCCATTATGCCGGGCAATTACATATTTATCAGCACTGTTAAAATTGATGTTTGTCACCCATACAGGGTCCCCAACTTCTAAGCCATAAGCGATATCTGGATTCACTGGAATGTTCGTGGCCGCAGTTGTTGATCCATTGAGGTAGACGTCTGCAACCGATAATTCCCCGCGGGCGCCGCTCGGTGTAATGGATTTAATGATACCGAAAGAAAACAATTGCGGAATCCCCATTTTGGTAAGATGTTTGCTAATCATCTTGTTTAGAAGTTCCCGCAAAAATTTGTTCGCTTTCGCGTAGTCTGCATGTTTGATTTGTTTCGCCACTTCACCACCCCCTAACTCGCGAAATTCCGAACCTGCCATAGATAACCGGTGTGATAGCTTTGCGACTGGAATCCGATGGGCAACGTAAAGGACGTTACCTGATATTTTCCTGTTGTCTCGTTTCGCGGATCTTCCACTTCATAGACATCATCCAAGTCCATAAATGGGATCGGGAAGCATTGGAAGTTCAGTTTCTCCATGACCTGTAGCCGATTCTTGTACTCATATTCAGCCCTGGCCTGCGCCAAAGCTGCCGTTGTAATCTGCGGATCTGCGTTCCCGTTATTCCAAAGGTAAACGCGCCGGCCGATTTTTTGAACCGCCGTTGGGCTATTGGGATCTGTATCCTCCATGGTGTAAGAGACTAGAGAGGTTTGCGTGGAACCCCCATAAACCTGGATATAATTTGCCAAGTCAGAATCATCCATTTGTCGCTGTGCACCGGCATAAAGCGTGAAACCTCCGTCTGATGTCAGGCTGAGGCTTGGCACTGTTGTGTTGGGATCAATGGGAGCATGCAGCCTCAAATATCCGTCCACGTCGTAATAAATCTCCCAAACCAGAATATTCGCCAAGTCAGAGATGACCTGGCTATAGGCAGTTCCCGGCGCCCAGCTCATGTCATAGGGAACGGTTTGTTGACCAGTTGTGCTATCCAGGTTAAAGAGAGTCTCAGCATTGACCGCCGTCAGAACAGATTTAATGGAGGTAGCAATATCCGCCCCTGTTTTAACATTCACAGTATCCGTGCAGGTCCCTAGAAAATCCATTTTGTCTCCGCCCTGAAACTCTACTTCATTCTTGACGGTTCCCGTGGACTCTGAGTCTGCTATAGGCATCGAACAAGGATAGACGCCCAAAGGGATCCACTCCCAATCTCCGTTGACCCAGACTCCGAAAAAGGGTTTGAAATACTTGTCCAGCCAAATGAGATTGTTTGGCCCCCACGTAAGAGCACCGTCAATATTGGTCAGTTTGATATCGAAAGAACGAACCGTGAGTTGCGAATTATCCGCGGTAATCTGCCCATCGAATATCTCCTTACTGAATTCTTGGAGCACCTTGTAATTGTGGTCCAAAACTTGGAGCTTCGCGTTGAACAGGAATCGACCGCCTTTTTGATAAAGCTGCAGAAGTTGTGGAGAGATATTGATCATGAACCCGTCACCCCCAATTGATGAAAAGCTTGCTGTGTGAAGTCAGTAATCGAATCCACAAAGCTCGCCGCATCATCCACATTTGGCAGGCTGATATCTCCAGTGAATTGATAGGTAATGCTCTTGGCCGTAGAGGGAAAAGAAAGCCCGGATAGGATATCCTCCATTGTTACTTGTGGCACTACATATTCGCCTGGAGTCAGCACAGCAGGAACGCTATCTACTCCGGGAATGCCTATGTTCTCGGGCACCTGACCGCCTTCGGCATAGCGGATATATTCCGATGGCGGAGGACCCATGGCTTTTTCAATTTGGCTAAGAGATTTGCTGGGAAACATCTTTTCAGCGTTTCTGACCATTGGATAATAATTGAGCCATGCTGGGTTTACCATTTCCCCATGCTGGTGTGCTAATTTAGATAGGCTAGAAGAAGCGCTATTCCCGGCTCCGGCAAGTTTATTCAAAGCATTCGTAGCCCCGGATGTACTTGCTTGAACAGATATTGTCACAGGTTGTGCCTTAATTTGCCTGAATACCGAATTCACGTTATTGACGAAACTCTTAACCTGCGACAGGCCCTGATCCAATCCGAACTTCTGATTGAAATTGATAGAGATATTAGTATCCGCCAGAGACTTGAACTGACCTTGGGATTCCGTAATGAAACTCCCAATAGCTTTGCTTGCTTGCGTCAAACCGAGTTTCTGCGCCACATCCTGTCCTTGTGCAAGGTCTGGAAGCTGGATCTGGTCCAGGTCCTTATTCATGGTTGCTGCAAAGCTCTGCGCGTTCTGCAGGGATTTTGTGAAGCCTTGTTTCAGAATCATATCCTCGGCTTCGGTATTTAGGTTGTCCTGCTGCAGCAGATAGGTCCAATAATCGTCGAGTTGTTGTTTTTCCGTATCATAGGTGTTCTGTAGATTTGTGACTTCGGTATCTAGCGCATTCTCTTGATCTTGCAATTGCTGAATCTGTGCATCCTGCTTTTGCTTGGTAATGGCATCCTGCAATTGTTCGTTGACCTGTTCATACTGACTTTCATCGTAGGTATAGGTCACATTCCCGTTGACGTCGATGATCTGTTGATTCTTCTGGCTGACAATGTTCGCTAATTGCTGCTGAAGTTGAGTCACACTATCCGTATCAGATTGGGCAGCCCATAGATTCTGCAGCGCGGTAATTTGATTCTCAATGGCGGTTTTCTGATTGTTGAGAGCGTCAATTTGGGGCTGGTAGATGTTCTCTAACCGCTGTTCCTCAATTTTCTGTTCATCGGTATAGCCTTGCTGCAAAAGGTTGGTAATATCCGTGACCATGTCCTCAGTGGCCGTGACCATTTGCTCCTGGTCTTGCTGGATGGCAGAATCGTTAGATTTCACGGTGTTCGTCAAAGTCTGATATTCGGACTCCAGGGATTGCAAGGCATTCTCATAGTCGGAAGCCGACATTTTGCCGGAATTGTAGGCATCCTCAACCAAATTGATTTGGTGGGTCAATTGCTGCATCATATCGGAAGCCGAAGAATTCTGAGCGGTGTAGGCTTGGATATTCTGTTTCAGGGCGCTCATTTCGTCACTGTAGCCCGCGGTAATCGTCTTAACTGCCTGAGTATCATTCACGTTGTTCTGGAGCGCCGTAGAGGCATTCTGGACAGCGGTTTGATAGGCTTGAACTGCAAATGTCGACGCATCTACAGTAGCTTGAAATTGAGCCTGTACACCCTGCATATAGTCAGCTAATTGCGAAAAAGTCTCCATTTCATCAGCGGAATCATCATTTTCAGAGCCTGATCCAGATCCACCGCTACTTTTGGTATTTGGATTCAACGTACCCGATCCGGAGCCAGATTTTACTTTGGATAAATTGCTGTTAGCTTCTTTCGTATATTTTGCAATCATGGCATTGTATTGATTAAGAGATTTCTTGATCTCATCTTCCTGAGATTTTTGTTGGGACGCTTGTGCTTGACCTAATTGTTCTTGGAGGGAACTCCTCTGTGCTTCTAATTGTTTTAATGAATCCGTATAATTATTGCCCACATATTTTGATATTGAGAATGCCTTAGAAACATCAAACCCATTTTCAAAAAGAGCTATAATTGGATTTGAAGAAATTGCAGCCCCAATGCCTCCACCAGATTGTCTTTCCTTGATCATTTGATTTAAACTGTTCAATTGATCTTGAAGCATAGATATTTTTGTATTTTGCGGATGAGATATATCGTTTATTGCATTTGATACAGTTTGGAAAAGCGCTAAAAATGCAGCCATTCTTCCCATTGTTGCTAATACTGTTGCACCAAATCCAGCTACCGCAGATCCCATCGAAGACATTGCAGCCTTAAATCCTTGTGTTTCGTTAATAGTTGATAAAATCCCAACATTTAAACGTAATTGAGTCGCCAAAGTAGAATTTGCTATAGCATTATAAGCCGCCATTGAAACTTTCCATGCAACATATGCTTCAGCTAACTTGGCTCCTATTGAAATCCATTTTTGAATTGCTCCCCAATTATTACTGATAATCTGTGTACCTTGCCTCATTTCAGTCAAAAACGAAATAAAAGCAGGCATAACTTTTTGACCAATTGTATTTGCAAGCACTTCAAGAGATGCCTCAGTCATTTGAACTTGCTTTGTGGGAGATGTCATTGCAGAAGTGATTAACTGTTCCTGCTGTTGAGCATTCGCTTGCTCGATGGTCTTTAAGGCTCGTTGATATTGCCCTGTATAATCATCAAGAAAAGCTTCTAAGCGTCCATATTGATATTTCCCCCCAGCTAATACAGTTGCAAAATGTTGCTTTGCTTCATCCGATAATTTAGGCCACATTCCTTGCAATTGAGTAAGGATCTGCACGCTATCTTTCATGTCTCCGTTTGCGTTATAAACCTGTATTCCCAATTGTTTTAAAGCATTTGCCGATTTGGGGCTTGATAGAGTATTATCGATACTTTTCCAAGCATTACCTATTTGTTGACCACCTTGAGCAGTCATTTGAGCCAATGTAGAAATGGCTGCAATTGATTCCGCAGAGCTTGCATTCATCGTTTTAAATGCAGAACCAGAACGTTCAATTGCAGTCATTAAATCAGTACCGGTGACTTGGAAGCTATGAGCGGCGGCAGTTATTTGAAAGATTGCCGTTCTTGCCTGATTTACATTAAGACCAAATTGGGACATTAAAGCTTCTAATGAACTTACAGCGGTTTCCACGGGAACATTATCGACAGCATACATTTGCAGTGCTGCATCCGTCGCTGTGACGATGTCTCCAACATCTTTAAATTTTCGGCCCACCATTGACATGGCATTTATGACGGTATCAAGATTCACGCCATAGGTCTCAGCCATTACACCTGCGACTTGTTGCAATTGTTGTAACATCCCATTCAGGCTTCCGTACCGCTGAATATCCGCCTGATTCGGGGCCATTTCTAATACCTGCTCTAATTTTGTCATAGATGCCTGTGCCTGTTCTGCTGCCTGGGGTATCTTCATCAATTGGCCTAGCAATGAATAAATTGCCATTCCACCAACCATGGAAGTGGTCATATCGGCAATATAAGAAGGGTTAAACACGGAATGACTAGAAGATGAGCTTGCACCTGCACTATTAATTGAATTTAATTGTGCAGCAGCATCAGTCTCATATTTAGATAGCGTTTTAAGCAGCGACGTCTTTTTATCAATGTCCGCCTCAAAACGTTCGCCGTCTTCGGCGTAAATTGTGAGCAATCTATCAAACGCTTCTTGTGCAGTAACCGTCTGCTGATCATATAAAAGCTTTGTTTCTTTAACACGTTGATCTACTTGAGCGTAATAATCTGATGTCTGTTGACGTTCAATTTGGGCTTGATGGTTTGCACTTTGTTGTGCAAGCTCAAGATTGCCAGATTCCTGCTTAACGATTAAACCTCTTGCATTATCTAATGCCTGCCGAAGCGTATCAATGTTTTTTGCATAGTTTGGGTTCGCAACATTAAAGTCATTTACATATGATCCCTTGAGTGAATCTAATTTGTCATACAGTTGTTGGGCGTCTACAAGGCCCTCTTTAAATTGTAGATTCAGATTCCGTATTTGCTCTTGGAGTGTCCGCATTGCTCCTGTTGCGTCTGCTATATATTGCTTGCCTCCCGATGAGGATGTAGCAAGCATTTTACTCATTGGATCACCCGATGCCTGCATTTTCTTCATAGCATCCTCATAGGATTGAGTCATGTTTTGCATTGCATCTTCAAAAGGTGAAATATCCGCAGATAGTCGCGCCGCGACCTTATCAACGATATTCCCATTGTCCGCCATTGGTAGTCGCCTCCAATAAAAAAGCCTCCAATCGGAGGCTAGATAATAAATTTTGAATTGTTATATCTTCTCTTAAATTCGATAAGATCGTCTTTTGTTGTATCATTACCATATATTCTATGGAATGACTTATGTATTTCTTCCAATAGGGGTATTCCCCCATAATCATCATGACGTTTCTTAAGCTCCTGCATGACAAGCTCTATTTCTTTTTCGCTATACTCATGAACTTTTTTCCTATAATTAAGTCCCAAATCATCTAAAATTTCATCCCTGATTATATTAAATGGTTTCGGATGATGAATGTTTAAATTTCCACCTCTGATTCCAGTAACAAAGCATGTGTAATCATATTTTTCAAATGCATTTAATTTCCATTCATCAATTGAATGCCGTAAATAATTATTCAAATCAGATAATCCACCCTTCCAAAAATGCGAGCCATCACCTCTAAACCTATTTGCGTTCTGTTCGTCGGCACATAATCTACATCCTACGCCTCGGTGGAATTCATGATAATTTGTTTGACGTTTTTCCCCAGGATGATAAGGACAAATATAATATAACGGAGTATATGCATTTTCATATTCAGATGAGATTAATTTATATCCCCTATCTCTAAACTCCTGTTCAATATCTTCTATTGTAGGCTTCCCGTGGCCGGCACAATATTCACATCCATGGCCTGATTTCAAACTATAAAATGAAATTCTCGTATCTCTATCAGGATGATATGGGCAGCGAAACCTCATTCTTTCTTTTGAATTGTGATATTCTTTTTCAAGCAACTCATATCCACGATCTTCAAATGTCTTTTCCACTTCATCATAAGTTGCTTTTGCATTTTGCGCACAATATATGCAACCATGTCCGGTTCTAAGGCTCGTTACACTAATATAAGTTTCCTTGTCAGGATGTTTTGGACAACGGAATCTCATTTTCGTCATAGAATTTATATATCTGTCTTCCAATAATTCATATCCATGTTTCTTAAATTCTTCAATAACATCTGTAAATTGAAATTTCTTTGGCATATATTTCACCCCATAACAAGCGGATATGAATAAATGGAGGACATTACTATATTTGCTATTTTTCTCTTCGTAGTCCAGATAATCCGATCAATCCGGATATCCATATAATCAAAGGAACTAACATTGTCTCCCAAAAATCAGAGGATGTTTCAGTTCCTATAATCATATGGTAAATGTTTGTAATAATAAGAATAACACCAAATATAATCCATATTAAACAAAGTATTATCCCGCGTATCCAATTGCCAATAATAACATATCCAAGACCAGGAAATATAATGTTTAAAATTCTCGCTATGTTTAAGCGCTTTTGTTTTAATTCGTTAATCTTTATTGGAAATCCAACGAACACCAATATGCCAACCATGATGATAAACGTCAAAATCATCATAATCCAATATCCGATAAACATTTTATTCATTCATCATCACCTCATTGCTAAAACAAATTATCTTCCAATCAATTTTTATATCAGAATCAATATCATAAAGGAATTTTTTATATTCTTCTAACTCGGATATGTATTTCTCGATCCCCATGCTATTTCATCCTCCATTCATCAGATTATTGTTTTCTACTGCTGCTCTTTTGACAACTCATTCATCGTCATGTAAAGTGTGTCTCCAGCATAGTTCCCTGAATCAACCTCAACCTGTTCTCCTCCGGAATCAAATTTTACAACGTAGACTTTTGCACCCGTCTTCAGTTCTATGACATTCCCACTGTCTATGAGTTCGGTCAAATCTTGTTTATTCCCTTGCACAGCATCATTGTACATACGTTTGTATGTATCCTCATCCAAAGCAGCCAATCCAGAACCTTTCTCTGTAACATATCCATAGTCACCTGGAGATGGCATATCTGAAGATGATGAATTTACACTATTATTATGTTTGCTAAGAGCAATTCCTAAATAAATAAGAGTTCCAAATATCACAACGAAAACGAAACCGATAGGGATTAATTTCCGAACGGTAGACACAAGGGTCTCCCCCTTTTTGCCCACAGTCTACCACAATCTACCGCAGATTTCTCCAAATTTATCCGTCTGACTCAAACCTATTGAATAGATTTCAGCCAGAGGGACAAACGTCCCTCATTTCTTCGGCCTGTGATAACCAAGATCCTGAATGGTCAACCGGCGCGGTTCTTCTTCATCTTTAACCTCTCCGCCAGCCAGTTTAATCCGTTCCTTCAAATCCTCATTGAGTTCTTCCAGTGTCATCAATGCCTGATATCGTGTCATACGTCGGATAGCTGCAGGATCTTGCCCATGAATCATGAGTTTTGCAACAACTCGACGCCATTCCAGTGGTTTTCCTTTATTCCGGCTTCTCTTCTTTGGCGGGATTCGGTGTGACAAATCCCAGAAATCGGGTGATATACTGAATAACCTCCTGGCCACCATTTGCCGTCGGAATTTCTTTCAACTTTTCTTTCAATTCTTCATCGCCAAGCCCCGTCGCAACTTTCAATAATTCGTGCAGAGATTTCTTTGCCTTCTCATTCCCGGACATATAGCATCCCTGCAGGTTGAAACGCATGAGCGATTCCCCATAATATTTCATCGCGGGTTCAAGCTCTGCCAGCGAACAAGGGACGCAAGGTAACTGCGCCCCATTGCTGAATTCGAAGGTTTCACCGATGCCTAAAGCATCATTCAAGGAATCATCTGGTTTGTTTTCAGCCATTGATTAGGAACCTCCTTATTGTAGGACGGGTACTGTTGGAATAATGGACACGGCAGCGTTTGTTCCACCAGGATCCAAAATATTCATCTTAAGATCCGTTGAGGAAGCTTTCATACGCTGTTGGTCGATCTCCCAGTTCCCATTCAACTGGCAACGATTCACGATAAACGTACAAGGAACATCCGGGCCACCTTCGCCATCCAGTAACATTGCCGTTGATACGAACCGACCTTCTCCGGGGATTGATGTGGGCATGTAGTCAATTTGTACGCCTGTCGTGGTGTCAAAATAGTAATCAATCGTTACGTTCTTCCCAGCATCCTCTGTTGCAAAAGTGATAGCTGTATCGCTGGCCGCTGGAGTCTTATATTCTCCGGTTGTTGGCGTGTCTGCTGCAGAGGTATAAGCTTGTCCACTACCAACAATGGAGACATTTAGGTTCGTTGCAGATATTGGATGCTCCAATGCAACCGTCCCATCGGCGCCAATTGTGGCATATTGCAGCCATTCGGATACAATTGGTGTACCCGTCGCAGCTTGCTTAAAATTAGCTCCCATGAATGTGGACATGCCATCCAATGGGATTTCCGCACCTTTAACCTCAATAGACGGTTTACGGTCCGCAGGAATCATCCAAACCGGCAACATACTGGAACTTGCATTCACCGTATTCAAAGTTCCGTCAAGAGTTAGGGTGAACTCGTCCATTTTGGAAAACGGGACCTTAATTGCATTGGTGACCCGATCTTTCCACACGCCAAGGCCCACATTCCCAATCGTATAAATCCCCAAACTTCTCTACCTCCTCGTTATCCGATATAAGAGTTGACATCAAAAAACACCCGATGGCCTTTGACACCGACGATTCCTGTCTTAAAGCTGGTGTCATAAGCGAATCGGGCAACATAAATGCCGTGCACGTGCCAGTTATGAAGCAACTTTTGAGCCTGCCCCGCCATTACAGCCGCCGCATTCCAATTGGCTGCAAAGCAATCAATCACGACCTTTCCGATGTAGACTGTTAGGGTTCGCGTGTCTGCAGTTCCAGCCTCGGGATAAAGCAAACAAATAGGGATCGTCTCATTGGTGACAACCCCATCGGTTTCTTGCCCTTTTTGGATGTATGCGGCCTTGTCTGCGATGTCGGAAGTCGGCGTCAAACCCTTAAAGTTGAGGAACGTTGCATCATTAGCAAGCACAGCAAAAATTTGATTTAGGAGGTCTGCAGAATTCATGAATTAGCCTCCTTAAATGAAAAAATCCCCGAATTGAAAAGTTTCGAGGACACCGTTTAATTGATCCATGATAAGGTTTCGGTTGGATTCCAGCGCCGTTCGCATGAAGTGAAGTGGCACCCGCGCCTTGAACGGATTGGGTCCATTCGTAACCTTTTCGGCCCACGCTGCAAACTCCGGATCAATTGCCATCAACCATTCCAGGTTTACGCCGGCCAATTTGCCATAGGTTCTATGAACCTTATCGTCTAATCCGAGATATTGTCCGGCTGGTCTACCGGTGATAGCATCATCATTTGCCGAACGGAGTTCATTCCAATAAGTAGATGCTTTGTAGGAGACCAATTCAGGGTTGTCCTCATCCATTTCTGAGCCACTGCCCCACTCGGCGATAAATGCCTGCCATGCATCGGTTCCCACTTGGCCGGTAACCATGCCATCCTCGGCCATTTTGACCAAACCACCATGAAGCGATCCTCTGACAGCCTCATAAAACTCATCCGATCCAAGGCTGGTTTTTGCATTGGAGAGAATGGTATCACAGAGTTTCTCGACGATAGCCTCTACTTTCTGTTTGAAGGCTTCATAGGCTCCGTCCCCGTCGAAGGAAAGCAATTGCTCTAATGCCATCGCATCAGCTCCTTACATCCGTCTTAACCTGCACAACCGCCAATCCTGGAGACTCAGTAAGGTTTATATCACTCACTTCATAGGGCTTCCCATTAATCACAACGCGGTCCAGCAGTTGAATCCCTGTATCCACTTGGGTTACACACTTGAATACCGTATCCTCCAGCAACAGCCCGTCCTTATAGGGAATCGAACCATTCACATGTTGGATATTCATGGGCACCGTTACTACAGTGTTCCATGTGGTTCCGGTCGGGTTCCCATATTGGTCATAGGACGTGGTTTCTCGTTGGACTGCCGTTTCCGGGTAATTGATGAGGTAAAGTTCGGTATAGAGGCTAAATGGATTGGTAATCGCCGTATCGAGCTTTGCAGCCATGATAAAATATTCTTCATTGGTCGATTCATCTTTGATATAGTCCCCACGAACAACCCCGGAATCGGCGCCGAACATCATGAATCGAACATAGTTGACTTCTTCCGGTGCGATTTCTGTCCGACCTGCTACCCATTGCCCATGCGTTGAAAAATTTCCCGAAGACCGGTATATCGTGATTGAGTCTCCATAGGATGCAACAAGGTTGGTGTAGATGGACGGTAATTTATAAAATCGTGCATACATCAGTACAGCCACCTGTTCTCTTCCATATCCTTCCGAAAATATGGGCCTGTCCGATCCGGATTAGAGAAGTCTTGCTCTTTCTGGGCTTTAGACATCCCACCAGATTCCGGCGCATGTGCAGCCACGGCACGTTGCCGATAATCTTGCGCGCGGGACATCCATTGCTGCGCTCTGGCGTTGAGTTTCAATTGCATGGCGGTCCCCATAATAACATCCGCTTCTTGACTAAACCGGTTCCCAATGGATTCACAGGCAAGTGCGCAGGCGCCATAGAATGAGGATTCTCTCGACAAGCAATAGTTGAGTTCACCGTCTTGTAGCAAAGGATCGTTAACATCCGTGTCTCCGATGACAAACCGAATATGGTCTAAGTCACTGGCGGATGGATCTCCGGAATAAGTTGCCGACATCCTCAATCACCCCTTTGCTTGTTCGGTTTTCTCAATCAATGCTTGTAAATCGGCTTTACTCATCCTCGCAACGCCAGTCAAGCCCAACACTTTTGCCTTTTCCTTCAGATCCTTCAATGTAGCATCCGCCAATTCCGATTCCGCTTTTGTTTCGTCAACTTTGGAATCTGAATCAGGTACATATTTAATCCACAATCCATCCATTAGAGCCTGCAGGTTCTTGATTTTCTCTGCGTCTGGAATGGGATCGCCGGGCATTAACCGGCGACCCATGAGTGTCATAATCCGAGACGCCCGATACATTAGGCTACAACCCCATTGAAAAAGAAGCCCATGTCAGCAGCAACCATCTTCGCATCAAAGGCCATTTCGCCTTCGACACGTTCAGTCCCAGCGCCGCGCCATGGCATTGGAATACGTAACATCCGCTGTCCGTATGCGCCAGCGCCTTCGAGTCCGGTCCAAGAGAAAATGTAACCTGCAGAGGGTTGCTGAATTCCGGGATTCGGTGCCGCATAAGCCAGTAACGCATTTTTCCCCAGAATGAAGGTGTTGCTTTCATCTGCACCTTTGGCGGCGGTGTTAACGACTGCCTTGGCGACCACAACCTTGTCCACTTCGAAGAGCTGAGCGAGCAAGTCCGTAGTCACAATGCCTTTCTGCGTGTACTTGATACGATCCAAAACAGTCGGATGATTTTTGAGTGCCCAGAAAACCGGGTATCCGATTACGAGTACATTAGCATCAAACCCTGTCGTTCCGGCGATTTGAACCTTCGCGTTGGAAATATCATCAATCGGCACAGAAGCGGCATCATTCCACTGGAGAACTTGGCTTGAACTTGGACTTGAAGCGACACCATCAGATTCGTTGGACCATATGCCAGTGTTGAAATAATTTTGTGCCCATACAATCTCTCGCTTCAGCAAGAGTTTCTGAGTCACAAAAGTTGTGGCGTCGCGGTCCGGCATCAGCGGTTGGTCGGCATTTGCCCGGTCATCCTCAGTGACTTCTTTGTGATAGGCCCATTTGGTTGCAAAGTAGCTCGGCGTCGTATCAATATTGTAGTCACCGCCGGCGGATTCTGTACCCGCTGCGCGCTGTTGCGCCTCGTCCCGGAAAAAGTCTCCACGATCATAAATCACATAACGGTCGGATTGCTTTTGCACAGGAACAATCGGAAATACCTGTGCAGCAACAAAGTTTTGCTCATTTTGGATATACGCGACGCTGAGATTTGTCAGCAGCCGGTCTATATGCATTTGTGCCGGTGTCGGCATTGACTGTCACATCCCTTCAAATTTTGTAAAACGCAAATAAGCCGCGCATCTCTGCGCGACTTCGTGTCCATCTGCCAACATTCGCAAATAAGGCGACTGCTTTATGACAGATTCAAAAGCTATTTAATTTTACTTGCGCCTTAGGCGGCGGGAACAGTCCCGAAAGACTTAAGCAACATTGACACATAGTCTCCCGCGGCGGCAGCCCCGCCAATAGCAATCCCCGCGATATAATTTCCGGCGGCAGCAGTTGTGGCTTTCCCAGCGGTATCAACAGTAACTAATGCACCGTCGGCAACAACCGCGCTGGAAACTACATAGGATACGCCTAAAACGCGAACAGATGCAGTTTGACCAGCTTTCGGGTCATTCTGCAAGATCCCTATGATGGGATCGCCTGCAGCGGTCGGCAGAATTGCATTACCTGAACTATCTACCGACACGGCGCAATACTGCGACCCGGAAAGATCAACTGCAGTCGGCAGTGAAATATCCAGTTTCTCAACTTCGAATGCCATTAGTGATTCACCTCCGAACGATATTGTTCATACAGACTGGGATTCTCTGTTATAGCCTCGTTAAATGCATCGTTAAAACTGAGATCCTTGTTCTTTTCGACTTTGGACTTCGCAATGGAAGTCAATTTCTCATATACACCGCCGTCGCCACCATTTGCAGTCTTCCCAACCTCGCGGAAGAGATTTCCCTGAGCAATAGCAGCGTCGGCTTTCTTGAGAAGTTCCTCCACTTTTCCGAATTCGTCGGGAGCCTTTTCGGACAGAGTTTTGAAAACCTTGCCCATCTCTTCCGCTTCCATCGGCAAGCCCTGATAATCCTTTGCCTTAGCAACGAATTCTCGGACAAGGCGTGTTTCTTGTTCAGCCTTCGCGATTTTCTCGGCCTCCTGAGCACGTTTTTCCATTTCCTCGAACCGTTTTTTGACTTCGGTAGACATCCCCTTGAAAATATCCTCGGGTTCCTGTTTGCCACCATTGGCCGACTTCTTTAATTCCTCAATTTGTGCCTCCGCAGATTCGGCGCGCTTCGTCAATTCCGAAAATGCTTTCTGCACATCTTCCGGCAGACTGTTCAGATCCAAATTGTTTCCCTCCTTTGATTTTTGCGTGTGTGTATTGCCGTCACCCGGCATTAACTTATCCATCATGCCTTTCAGTTGACTAAGGATGTCTTGTTGTTCTTTGGTCAGCCCCCCTTTTGCTTTGACCACCCCGACAGCATTGAGACGATCTGTATAATCCTTTGTCGCTTGGTTGATTAAGGACTCCCTATCGGTTGCACCCGGATCATCCATAATGGTATCAATGGTATTTGCAAGCGCCGCTGTAAGAGCAGCAAGCACCTGATCGGAATACGTATCGTCTTGCAACGAATCAATGAAGGTTTGAGCCTCTTTATCATTGGGGTTGGGGTCATATCCTTCACCAACCATCCAATTCTTCAACAAGCTCACAAACCCACGATGTTTTCCAACCGATTCGGATTTGACGGAACTCAATGCATTCGTCAATGATGCGCATTTTTCCACCGATAACATTGAGGAAGTGGATTTATTGGTAGGCGACGAAGGAAAGTTTCCACCGGCTTTTGAATTTTTGTCACGGCTATGAAGTTCGTTCGCATATTCGTCATACATCCATTTCAGGTCCGAATGATTCAGTCCAGTCGGATAATGGCCTTGTGCAGCCCATTCCGATAGACGGCGCATTGCCGCCGTGATATCCTTCGTCGGATCTTTCTTCATATCGGATAAGAACTTTGATTTCACTTTGTCGGAAAGCCCTACATATTTCGGTTTCTTAGTATCTTTTTGAATAGGATCCATGTTGTCACCTCCTTTCAATTTGACGATCATCACTTGTGCTTTTGGGTTCGCCGGGTCATCGACAAGTGAGCCTTCTTTCACCCGTAAATGCCGTAATCTATTCAATCCTCCACACCTCCTTTGTCATTCCGTGACTTCTTCGCGGATCGCATATCCGCCAAATGAAAACGATCCATATTCACCACTTTTCACTTTGTCCCACACATCGTCATCATCAATATAAAATCCAACCCACCAGCCAATGGGTAATGTTCCTTCAGGTATGCCCAAGGCTTCCTGCTTTTGTTGAGTAAACACAATAGATTCAACCATGGTTCCAACGCCAATGGTTTCATGCATCTCGCCAGCCTGACGAGAATTCAGCACAAAGTCATATGCGGCAAGCTCCAATTCGTCTGGTGTAATGGTATCGCCGTGTGCATCTTCAATGAGGTTCCCATTTTCATCTTCACTGACAGATAGCCATCCAAAAACCAGGTGTTCATCTTCGTTCATTTTTTCTATCTTGACTTCCACTTGCCATTCGTCCGGCACCTTATCTCACCTCCGAATACAGCACCACACAGCGACAGTTTGTATGCGCCCCTGGCGCATTAAAACCGCTCGGGAACAATTCATCTCGTCCCACAATCACACCGTCCAATGGCCCGCATAAGGGGCACACGCGCTCATCGTGCATTGTCACCCATTCTTTGTTTACATTGCCCAGCAATCCTTGGCTCTGTGCTTGAGCCACCGCCTGACTCGATCCCTCATTGTACGCATTGGATAATTCCGTCCTCGTTATGGTTTGTGCCCGGTACCCCAATGACTTTCGGGCGTATTGCTGTGCTTTTCTCAATGCATAATCGGCCTTCGCACCTTCGCCACGAAGAACGTCATAATATCGTTCGATTGCTGCTGCTTGACGCGGCGTAACCCCGATCATTCCGTGAATGAGTTGTGCCAATTCATCGGCCCCATAATCCAACTTGGATGCACCGGAAATAGCCTGTACCACGCCGTTTACCTGTGTTCTAGTCAATTGATCGGCCAATTGCTGAGAACGTTCTGTGAGCCAAAATAGAACGGTTGGCGAAGCGGTGTTAAAGCTAAATGATTGCAGGCTGGATAGCTGACTTTGACTTGAATGCTCCATTGCGCTGATATACAGAGGCAACGTGACATTTTCAACGAAGGTTTGATAGGACGTATACCAACCGGTATAAAGATCAATCAGCAACATTCCATGATTGAGCTGTTTCTGGATTGTCTCAATGGCAACTTGTTCCCGCTGCTCTGTCCATAATTTTTTTAATGCCCGAATGAGTTTGGGCTCAGCCGTTGACAAATAAGCGAGAATTGCGGTCAACATGGCCTCTCGCCGTTCATCTTTGCTATCCGTTTTGCGAACGTAAACAAATTCGGCCGGCATATATAAAAGGCTCATTCGCCCTCACCGTCGCCCTCCGGCTGTTCAGGCAGTTTTGCCACGGAACGTAAATATTCTTCTAATTCTGGCCCAGGAGTTAATGCTCCAACTTTCATCAACGTTGAAATGAAATTGCTCATTTCTTGCAGGTTGGGTGCGGTGATTTCACCGTGCTTGAGCATGGGTAGATTTTCCTGTGGTAGCGTCGGATTGAGTGCAAACAACCGTGGTATCGCATACCGATTGAATATCTCTTCGATCATATCCAGCCATGCCCGGATTGCTTGGAGAAAAATGTCTGATTTACTCACAGCCAGTGCCATTGAGCCAACCTGTTCATGCCCGAGCAAAATAAAATCTCCCAGTACGGTCATAGCGATTCGCTGGTCATAGCGCTGAATGATTGCATTGACATCCATCTGCCGCCGGCCGCCGGTAGTTAATAGTTCAAACTTCCAGCCATCAGGCATTGTGATTCCTTCTAATTCATCTCGGCGCACATTTTGCACTAAATAATTTGCTTGCTGCCTCAGCTGAACCATTTCGGGATCATTTGAATTCCAAATATCTACATCCTCCGGAGCGGTAATCATTGGTAAGCCAGCAAGGTCCCGTTCTACTCCAATTCCTTCGATAACTTCCATCCGCTTTTTGAAATACCAACTACGGTAGGCATTCCGAAGGATTGAGCGTCCCTGGGGATCTCCGCGATTTGTGCGCGTCCGGAACAACAAGCTTTTCTCTATAGGAATGAAATTTAATTCATAATTTGGGGGTGCGGACTGCCACATCCCTTGAATGCCGCCAGATTCATCGAATTTCCAACGAATCAATGTATGCTGCGCACGAATCGGGATCTTCCGCCAGCCGATTAAGCCATCATTAAACTTGCTGCTCTTGGTTGGATCATCGTTTTTCCCCATGCGGCGTTTATATACGATTTCGTGGTAGCTCCAGCCATATTGCAACATGCTCAACACTTCGGAGATTAAATCAGCCCAGGTATGACTCATATCCCCCATACATGACTCGATAAAATCTGCTGCATTTACA